GTCCTTTTATTTGATTTTCGGCTGCTTTAATACAAAGATCAGATCCTTTTCCAAGTGGTATTTGTAAGCTAATAGTAAATCCATAATTAAAATTATGAGTTGATTGGTCTATTCTTGGTTGACTACTTTGATATAAAATTTTTCCCGGATTATTTAAATTACCATTGGCATCTTCTGAAAGATCGTAAATATTAGTATTAGTTGTAGTAATTCTAGGTGTACTGTAGTTTTCTCCTTTAGTCACAAACGGTGTAAAGGCTAGTGTTGGTTGTTGGCATTGCACTTGACCGCCATAAATCATCGTTGGAAAACCGCCATTTATTGTTTGGTAGCCGTTATTGATCACCGTTCCAGAACTAGATGCACTTGGAGAGCTAACGACATTTGCTTTAACTGGTGATGCAAATAATAAAAGTAAACTTAATTTGAAAAAATTGACAAACTTGTACTTTGACTTTCTGTTGTTATGGTGCGTTGTATGGTGCTTGTTGCATCCAATCCCGGTGCTAAAAAATTTTCTGTTATTGAAAAAGATTCTCCGGGAGTTTTGATTTCCCACTGTGGCTTCGTAGTTAAATCTGGGGTAACCCATTGAAATGAAACTCCGTTAACTGTTTGCGTGTTTGTATATGTAGCTTCTGGTGATATAACTGTGCCATCTTTTATTTGTATGTTGTGGCCTTGTAATGAATAGCTATACCCTGTCCGATAATTTTCTGTGACAATAGTTTCAACCACCACAGTACGGCTAGATTGGCTACTTTCCATTTGTCCTGTTGAGAACGAAGGCGTAATTCCCCCTGCATAAGCACTAGGTACTCCTAATAAAAACAGTACCAACCATCTCATTAATCAATTTCTAATTTAATTGTGTTGGACATTTGTGCTGTTACACCTGCTCCTGTAGCAGATAGGTTAACTGTCATCGCTCCACCACTATCCATAGTCATAGCCGTAGTGCCTATATTTCCACCTGCAAAAGTTGTGGTATCTCCGAAAACTACTAGTGCAGGTACAGTGCCATTAGTAACCGTCATACCTGTACTTGGTATAGCATCTCCTTGAATATAGCTTTCCGACACTGACCATGCATCTCCAGAATTTGTAACTGCATAAGTAGTTGTAGCGTCAATTGTAGGAATACCGTTAGTGATCTGAGCATCTGTCAAATCTAAAGTACCAATAGCATTTGCAGTATCACCTGCCGTTGGCGTGACATTTGTACCCGATGCCGAGAACGTAGTACCTATGCGATTAGCCGTTGAACTTGCCCCTAATGTAGAAACAGATACAACATTTTGAATCGAATGATTAATGTCTGCTAGTGCTACAGACGGACTAAACAGTAATAGTAATGTTAATAACTTCTTCATTTGACTCCTACGTTAGTGTCTTTGTTATCTAATACTTTAGCAGCGTTAGCAGGTTTCTTTTTGTTAACAGAGATACCGTAGCTGCCTAAAACTCCACTGGTCAAACCGGCTAAAAACGCTCCATCATTGCGAATCTTGTCCATGTATCCAAGAGTCATCATTGCAAGCGACCAACAAAGAATCATAAATCGGACAGCATGACCAAAGATTTCTCCCCAATCCGTGCCTTCCTTTTCTTCTTGTTCCTCTGCCATAATTAGGATTTATTAGTCATACTATACATAATTACCTATTTACGCAAATGCCTGAGATATATGGTGCATTAGTGGGAGCAGCAGCTACAGCTTTAGTTATGGTTATATCTAATATGAGTAGTCGTAGAGAACGAGACATACGAGACATATACTTTAGGCTAAACAAATTATCAGAAGCGGTTAGCAGAATAGAAGGCAAGATACAATAACGTGTGCTATGTTTGGAAAAACTAACAAACTATGTACAAATTACTAAAACCTATATTATTACGCTTTCTTTCAACGACAGGGTGTAAAAGATTGGTGGTTGACCTATGTCGTGCCTTTGTAAAGCAGACCTCAAATACCGTGGACGATAAGTTAGTCGATCTGCTTGAGCAGAATTTGTTTCCTAAATTAAATTGATGGCTAAAGATAAATTTCTCAACATCGAAATAGAAGAACCACCTGTAGAATTACAGTTATCGGTTGAGATGCGAATAAGAGAAGTTTTAAAAAGCGATGATTACGATGGAGTAAAAAGATATTGCACACATTTAATTAGACATCAGATGAAACAAGATGTATTTCTTGCTGGTTTGTTAGGACGATTAATAGAATTAGAAGGATTGCTAGTAAAAAAACAAGTATCAGAAGAGCGTAAAACTATAGACAGAATAAAAAAATTCTTTCATAATTAAAATAAAAGGAGATTATTATGCCTAAAGGTAAAGGAACATACGGCACAAAAAAAGGTAGGCCACCCAAGAAGTAAAGCAGTGGTGGTGGCCTAGTGGCTCTAGTTCTCTACCCCAACTCTAGAGCCTAGCCCCAGAGTGATAAATGGTCTGTGTCATTCTGGGGCTACTTTAAAATGGAATCTCGTCTACTTCTGGTACTTTAGGCGAGCTATTCCAATTGTCTGAATTATCATTGCCTTTATATGTTGGTGTACTTGGAGCAGGTTTTCCGGGTTGGTAATTATTATCTGCATCAAAAATAGATACCATTACTGCTGATGGATTTGGTTTGTCACTAAAATCAGGCAACCCTGCTAAATTTACCCATCTATCAATAAGAATAAATTGCTTGCCTTGGTCATTTTCCATAATGACTCCAATGTTTTGCCAATTTGCTTTTTGATTGCCATCCCTATCTTTGTACTCTCGTGTCTTGACGGATAGGTTTTTGATCTTTCGTGCCATAAGGAATTTCCTGTAGTATGCGTATGCGGACAAAGCCACCAAGGTAGTCTGAGTCCATAGTTGAGATGACAGTATTAAAACGTTTATCGTTGATGCGTAGTGCGTCTGCGAGTCCGTCAATACCTGCTTTCATTCTAGCAACTAAGTTATCTCGGTCATAACTACGTTTGTCTGGTGGTATAAATGTCATTTCTAAAACTAATTTTTCTGGTATGTTGTCATATACCCCACGATATTTTTTTAACTGTTCTTTAGATACGCTGTAACAATCTTTTCTATATTGTTTTTTTGCTGTTGCCAGTTTTGCCCAATGCAATCTTTTGTTTGGTGATAGATCTGATGGTGGCCAACCTAATACTATTTCAATCATCTTCTTGCTCCAATTCGTTTATGCGTTTCTTTATTGCATCAAACCTAACTATGTATTCTTTTGTAGGTAAACCATTAAACCAAAATTGTGTTTCTAATTCTGCTAGTTGCTGCTTGTAATTTGCAATTTGCATAATGTTTTGTTGTTTAGCAGTTAACTTAGGTTTTTTGAATACTACTTGTTTTTCTGGATTGCTTGGATTAAACCACATATCACCTATGTGTATTTTGTTTTTTGTCATTAAGATTTGCTCCATAGTTTAATTAATAATTCTAATTCTTTAATGCGTGCCTTGGCTGCTGCGATTTTTTGTTCTGTTGTCATAAATTTTTCCTATAAGAATCCCAGTTAAAACCAATCAATGCACCTCCGTTTTCACGCAACCTATCGGTTACACGTTCACCAAGGTAGTCTGACAATTGTTCGCTAGGAATATTTGATAATAAAATAGATGGCTTAAGTTTTTCATAGCGTTCATTAAGTACATCAAACAACAATTGTTTTTCAAACTCTGACCCAAACTGTACACCAACTTCATCCAGTATCAACAAATCTGGTGATGCAAATGCATCTATAACTTCGCTTTCTGTTTCTTCTTTTGTTCTCCAACTATCTTTTACTCTACGAATTAGACGTTGCACGGTGACAAATACCGGTGACCGTTGTTGTTGCATAATGCTCAACGCAATGCCTATTGCCAAGTGGGTTTTGCCAGTTCCCGGTTTGCCAACAAAGATTGCAGAACGTCCTGTTTTTATTACTTGGTCAAAGTTTTCTGCATACTCTTTTGCAAAAGCTAATGCCTTTTGTTGACCACTTGTCTTTGCTACATAGCTATCCAATGTCCGATCTTTAAATCGTTCTGGGATAGCTGCACCTTTTATCTTTGACATCCATCTACGCTGCTCACGTTCTAATGCAGCTTGCTTGTCACGCTCTATTTGCAGCTTTGCTTCTGCATCCCTGCGTTCAATCATGCATTTAGGACACTCTGTCCAATGCTCGCCAAGATAATTTGTTGAAGTATATGCACCATGCTTTGGACAAATGCGTTCTTCTGTTGGCCTGTCTTTGTTAATTAAATTTTCTAACATCTTCTCCTCCTGTCTCCCAAATTTCAATTTGTTGTTTAATTGTTTCTAAGCTAAGAATCCACGCATTTCGATCAAGTATTTGGCTAGTACGAAGTTGGTTTAATGTATATTCAACACTTCTTTTAACTTGAAGCATTGCTTCGTATTCTCTTGGTGTTTGAAAAATCATATCTTTTGTACCCCCTCACCGTAGTTAGTAGTAGCAAATGACTTTTGTTCTTCTTTAATCCAATCAGATTTAAAA